TGATTTGCTGTAGTGTTTGCTGTTAAAGCCTGATAACCAACCGCAACATTACTTGCGCCTGTGGTGTTTGCGTCTAATGACTCTGATCCTATAGCAACATTTGATGATCCCGTAGTCAAAACGCCAGCAGCATTATCGCCCACTGCTGTGTTGTCCGATCCAGTGGTTACTGCATCCATTGCAGAATCACCTATGGCTACGTTATCTGTTCCTGTGGTTATCGCTGTACCTAATGATCCAGAACCTAGACCGATATTACCTGTACCGCCTGTCATATCGAGTACATCAGTTACGGCAGCNCCNNNNCCTGCGCNATCGGCGACCACCATCTTAANTNCGCCATTCGGAATAACGACATTAGCGCCTGTGCCTTGAGATATTGTTACTTGATAACCCGCACTGTTTTGAATAATCCACGTTTTATTAACGGTGTTCGGTGCGAGCGTTACGGTGTTGGTTGCGGTGATTGAGCCGGCTAAAGTTAAAGCGTAGGCCCTAGCAGCATCTGAGGTGCCGTCCGCTATGGTAATGGTATGGGAAGTCCCGGTAATGGTTTCTGAGCCAGATCCCCAGGCTTCGGCGATGAGCTCCAAATTTGTATTGGTGCTTGTGCCCCAGGTTCCCGATTCGTCACCTGTAGCAATTTCTTTTAATCGTAAGTCGTTTACATAAGTTGCCATTTAGATTCCTTCAATCTTTTTTGATTATAGCTTGTATATGTTCTGTTTTCCAATATCTATGCCACTTCCTTCCAATCTGCGTCTTGATCGTCGTCAATTGCCGACCAGTTTGGTGTTTGTGAATCGCTGATTGCGGCCCATTCAGCATCTTGTCCTGGAATAATCTCACCCCAAACGGTTAATTGGCTAATATGCCCTGTTCCCTCTAATCCTGTAACTGAAACACTTATAGTTATAACAGCGCTTACATCACCAACCTGTCCTGTTCCAGCCAGCCCTGTTATAGATACAATATTTTGTGTTTGTATTGTTAAAGAGCTAATCGCTCCTGTTCCAGCAACTGTTGTTGGGTAAACATTTGCATCACAAGTAACTGTTTCATCGCCTTGTGCAACAGTCGATGCTGTACCGCTAACGCCAACAAGAGCGACACCATTTGCAACAACTGTGCCTATTGCAGTAGTGCCCGCGACTCCTGTTTCTGTAACATTAGCATCACCGCTAACTGATTCACTTCCTAATGCACTGGTTCCCGCTAATCCTGTAACAGATATGTTTGCAACACCTGTGGCAGTTAAACTACTTACTGCTCCTGTGCCCGCTAAACCTGTTTCACTGACATTCGCATCCGCAGAGATGCTTAATGATCCTAGTGCGCTTGTTCCAGCTACTCCTGTTTCTGTAACATTAGCAACACCCGTTACAGTTAAACTTCCAATACTGCCTGTAACACCAAAACCTGTTTCTGCAACATTAGCGTCACAACTAACAGTTTCCGTTCCTAACGCAGTAGTCCCCGCAAGCCCCGTAAGGCTTACGGTCATATTATGAGGCTGACCCCATGCGCCAGAACCCCATGTGGAACGACCCCAACCGACAGCCATTAGCTATCTTTACGCTATTCTAATAACAGCGTTACTTGCGTCTGCAGTTGGAAAAGATATTGTAAAACTACCTGCTGTGCTGGTTTTATCGCCACCGAAATCAAACACGGCAACTGCTGGATCACCAGTAGCTGTATCATTATAGATCATACAACCTCTTGCAGTGATAGTAGCTGTTCCAAAAGTCAAATCAGCAAAATCAGTAAACGCAGTTGTTCCTGATGTTGTAGGGTTAACGTTTGTTAAAGCTGATCCTCCCGCAGAATAGTTCGTTCCTGATGCTTCTTGATTTGTACTATAAGCTGTCGTAGAAGCACTCATTGTCGCTGAACTTGTATATAAAGCCAGCTTAAAAGAGTTTCCTCCAGAAGCTTTAAAGTTATGTACTGCTTGCAAAAGCTCACTTTTAAAAGAAGTACACATTGCTTGTGTAATTGCCATTATAGTCTCCTAATAATATTAGCTAGGTCTTTATGACCTTGCTGTTCTAATTGATTGCATATTGTACACATGTGGTTTTTTATTGCTTCCGCCATGTAATATGCAACCACCTGTTTGCACGCTTCTCTAAAAGCATGTGCTTGTGCCCTAATGGGTGCAGGGGCTTCGTTGCTAATGGAAACTAATCTTTTAGTAGCCATTTCTGCAACTTCTTCTACAGTGTGCCCTCTGTAATCTGTCGTAGTAACTCCTAAGCTACCGACTTCTGTATCAGAATTAATTGAAAACATTAATACTCCTTTGGTTCTGGTGGTAAATCATTTCTATCTATCATTTGTGGTTTATTAGGTGTTTCTTCTTTAAGCACCTCTGACCATTTACAAGTTTGTATTGTACCGTCTTTTAAATATGTAACAACTGGATCTTTTAAACGATGATAGCCGTACAATTTTTCTTTTATGTCTGTGTTAGTTTCTAATAAATTAGAACGAGGAGCGATTGAAACTTCTATATCGTTTTCCATGCATTTTGCTAACCAAAATTCACAACAAGCTTTTCCAGACTCAGCGTAGTGCATGTTTGTTTTATAAGTAAAATCAACTCCAAATACTGTTAAACTATTTATTTTATTCCATAAAGCAAAAGCTATGGCGTAAGCTACCGTGTTATTAAAATAAGCACATCCTAAATCTGCTACTAAAAAAGCTAATGGAAATTCTTCTGCATAAGGAACTCTGTTGTCTAGTTCACAAGTATAAATAGGATAATCAACTTCAGGTAAATGTTTTCTCATCATTGAGGTCATACTTCCTGCGTCTTCTGTATCAAAAAATCTCGACATAGGATCTAAAATAAAGGCTCTATCTATTTTTGGAAGGACTCCTATCATCGCATTTACAGCCCATACTTCATCAAACGATACGCTATGAACTTGTGATAAATGATAATCTATTTGACTTTGACCCATTGCTACTAAAGCTACGTTTTTATCTTCTAACTCAGCTATAGGTTCTTTTAACATAATCTATTGAGGAGGAATCCTAATATTGTCATATCTAGACTCATCTCTTACGTCTTTAGATTCTCCTAATAATTTTAATCTAGCTAACCCTTCTTGATATTTTATATCGTATGTTTGTATTTCTGCAGGATTTAATTTCATAAAAATCGCAGCTTCAACTAAAGAACCGTATAACAAAGTATTTGAAGCATTCGTTGACAGCCAAGTCGTCCCGCTGTCCCCCGCATCTACTAAAGAATTAGGTCTATAAAAATAATGTAATTCAAACGTAAAATTTGAATTTGGTGTTGGAGCAAGGATAAAAGTATCATCATCGAACTCTGCGTAGTAAAGGGGTTCCCCTGTTGTAGCTGCTGCTGGTGTGTAGTCTCTTATCCAGGAAACATGCTTAAGTAACAAATAAGTGTAGTTACTACTAGAGTCTAAAACAGCTAAACTAAGCGGAGATAAAAAATCTGATGGGGTGGCTAAATAAGTATTTCCACTTGACCCCGTACCTGTTACATTTTTTCTAAAAACAGGTAGCTGAACTGATTTTAAAATCTTTTCTTCTGCTTGTTTTATAAACGTAGGGATAGTGTTTGTAAACGTAGTTTCAGTATTATCCATGTAATTTTGGATAGCTGTGGTTAATTGACTGTATGTAAATCCTGCTGCCATTAATCTGTACTCACTGTTAAATTACCTAAGTTTGTTTCACCTTCTTGACCAGAAAAAGCACTTCCAATATTAGGGTCGTCTCTAAACCTCATCATGTTAGTTCCTGTTTGAGCTATTACAGCAGAAGAAGGATTTGTCGTTGTAACTTTACCTAAACCCGCTTGAGGCAACGGAACATCTGGTCTTGGTTGCCATAAAACTTCTGCATCTACAGGAACCTGTATAGGTTCTAATTGAGGATGTTTTGGCTCATAACACTCTGGACATACTTTTGTATGATCCCATTCTGTTTTCATAGTTAAATAAGGGTATTTCCACCCGCATCTATCGCAAATAGCATTAGAATATTTACCTGTAGCATAAGGCATTAAATATATCCTCTATTCGGAACTAAATGCACGGAAGATCTATCTTCGTC